TCTGTTTCATTGTTATTGGTGAGGGATTTTACTCCCCCACCAAATAGCATTAATTAAAATGCACAATCAGTTGTAATAGCAACTCCGTAGTTTTCTTTAACTACAGCTTTACCATAAACAATTGATGCAACGATTTCAGTTGCTCTCATAGAAGCATCTCTTTGTGTTTCAACTTTGAAATCTTCTTTCATAGCTAAACCAATAGAGATTGGAGAGAATACTCCACCTACTGAATCATCAGAAGCATCAATAGTAAAGTTAGCATCTTCAAATAAAGAGATACCAGCAATAGTGCCGATATAACCATTTCTTAATGCTTCATTACCAATGTCAGACAATGCGTAAGAAGAAGTTCCATATCCACCTTGAGTAAGAGTTTTCTTTAAATTGAAAACTGCTTTAGGGTGAAATACTGCGTAGTAAGGTGCAGGAACGTTTAATGATCTTAACTGAGCTTGAGCTTTGAATAAAAGATCAGCAGTTAATTCAGTTCCAGCAGCACCACCAGTGTTAGTAGTGAAGCTTGAAAATAGACCGATTAAATCAGCATCTACTTTTTTAGCAATCGCTTCTCCGAATAATCTTCCAATATCAGCACCAACATTTCTAGAAGCTGAACTAGCACCTAAATCTGTAAGAGTTGTCATAACACCAACTTCAGAAGCTGTGATAGTAGCTGAAGTAGGGTTTACTGCTGTATTAGATAAATCTGTTGCTTCATTTACTGCAGCAGCAGATACTACTGGATATACTGGCACTTCTGCCACTTTTCCAGAACCCATTAAAGGGTATAGAGTTACAAGCGGTCTCATTACAGATGTTTCTTGGAATGAGAAAATCGCTTCTTGTGTTATATTTGTATAAAGTTCACTTAATGTTGAACTTGTTGTTTCGTTAGCCATTTTTTTATTTTAGTTAGTTGTTTAAGTTATTTTCATTTTAAAAATACCCTGATCTCTTTGTTTCCTCATTTCAGAATATAATTTTCTGTCATTAGGATTATTCAAATCAAGATCACCCATTTTAACGGAAGTGGGAGAATTTCCACCAATCTTACCTTGTGAACCGCTACCACTTTGAGTAGCCATTACATGATGTGGATTGTTCTTTAAGTATTCAGCTACCAAATCATTTACAGTCATTGGGTCGCCTTTTTCTGAGTATCGTGGAGTTCCATTATCATTAATAACTTCAACTGCACCTTGATCGTTTAACTTAACATTATTTCTAAGTAACTGTTTAACTTCTGCTGGTTTAACAGCTTTCAGTCCACTAGCTACATTTACTAATGTCTCATCTATACGAATCTTTTTTAATTCAGATTCCAACGATTGAATTTGTGAATCCTTTTTTGATACTGTTTCCTTCAGAACTTTATCAAACTCACCACGTTGTTTGGCGATTTCTAGTTCCTTATCTTTTTTTTCTTGAAGTAGTTTTTTAGCTTCTTCAATGTCAATACCATCAAGTTTATTTGATACTGTTTTCTTGTATCTTTCTAATCTACGTTGAACAATCTGTTCAAGTTGATCTGCTGAAAACACTTTGTTTACAACATCTTGATTGTTAGAAACTTCATTGACTCCAGCATTTTCTTGAGATGCTGTATTCTCAACCGACACTTCTTTTACTTGGTCGTTCATTGTTTGTTCTCCTTCTATATTGTTATTATTCTCAATTATCAAGGAAATTATAAAAATGCAACAAAGTTGTTGCTAAAATGTTCTATTATGCTGTGTAGTAAAAAGTGCCATCAGCATTTGTTGTACCCCAATCAGGATTAACTGGTTGCCAATGATGTCTGCAATTATAACCACCTCTATCTAAGAATGGGTCGCTTCCTGATTTACCTTGCCAATCTGTTTGCCATAATGTTCTTGCTTCTTCCTCAGTAAATACTTGATTAACATGCTCTACGCAAAAATCTCTACTGTCTCTGATTACAGAACCATAATAAATAAATGAAGTTAATCCCAATTCATCTGCTCTATACTTTGCAAACTGTCCATCAAATCCCATTAAAGAATCTTGAACTATTTGAGATGAATAAGCATAAAGATTATCTCCAGTAACTGTTGAACCATAGTTTTGTTTAAGTTCATCAACTGCTGTTTTAACATCAGGAGAACTCATATTACCTAATGCTTTTTGATCTTGAATAAATGTAACTAATTCTTGTTGTTTTTTTGTATCTGCCACTTGATAGATACCATTAATTTTATCTCTAATAGTTTGCACTACATCTCCAAATGGTTTTCCAACTAATGTAGATTGGTATATTTCTTTTGCCAATGTATTTGTAAACTCTGTACTAAGATTTTCAAATTGACTAAATGCTAATTTTTTTAATTGCTGAATAGTTACTAAGTCAGTTTGTGTTATCTGTTTGAACTCAGTAGGTATTGGAAGCTTTCCATAAGTTGCTACAATATTAGCTGCTACTTTATCATAATCATTTATTAGTGTTTGAACTTTTCCAAGATAAATTTTTTCAATAGCTTGTTTTAATTGTGGTCTAATTTCTATTGCAAGTCTTGTATTAAATAATGAACCATCTTTAATTGGAAGTGTTGAAGCAATATTAACAACTTCTTGCTCTAATGTTTTAAGAGTATCTGCTAATAGTTTTTGATGCTGTGCTTCTAATGTAGTTACTGCGTTAGCTCTTATCTGTTGAAGCTGTTGTAGTAAGTCTTGTGCCACATTAAACTTTAGGTAAAGTTATTGGTTGTTGTGGGAATGAACCCATAGCAGTTGTTTGACCATCAATCTCAGCATTAATAACTTCTAATGTTGAACTATCATCAATAACTGTTTTAGCTATTTGTTTATCAATCTCTTTAGCAAATGTATCTGAAGGTATGTTACTTGCTTTAGCAGCTTGTAATAATTCTAAGTCAGTTGCCCAATCTCTAATGTCAAATGATTCTGGATATTCAATCTCTCCATCAAATACAGTCTCTTGCCATTCAGCAAATATTCTCCATAATTGTTCTTCTGCTAATTGTATTAGTTGAGACTTCTCAGACAGTCTTGCATTTAATAATTCAAATTCAGTTCTTAAAGCAATACCAGATTGTACTCTTTCAGCAGTTGCTCTTAAAGTTCCTACATGAGTTAAACGATTGATTGCTTCTACTTTGTGATTAATTGATCTTAATACACCATCAAGGTTACTTCCGTTTGGTTGTAAGATATATGGTTTTAAATTTGAGTCCAAGTTTTCTGGCATTTCAATAATAGAACCAGCACCTGCACCTGCATCAGTATCTTTTGTTTTAACTAATGATGGGTGATTAGATAATCTAATAATTTGTTCAATCTCAGATAGTTCATTGTAAATAGATTTTTGTAAGTCAGCTACATCATTCAAATCAGATACACCCAATCCTCTCATTGGAGATCTTTGATTGTATAAAATAACTGCTGGTATTTTCATTAATGGATTTGGAACTGAACTAATTAATTTAGGTTCGTCTCTATTCTTAGAAGAAATAAATACTGTATCAATTTTATCTAAGAACCAAAGTTTATAATATTCACCTTCAGCAGTTTGTTCTTCTCTAATTTTTAAATAGTCTAAGTAATAATAACCAGCATCATTTCTTGTATAGTGCCAATCAAGTACATTCTCAGGTGTGTAAATATTTAGATATGGTCTAATTCCTTGATTTAATTCTTCTGCTCTAGTCATTACATTTGTAGATGGCTTGTCCATAAGTAACCATACATGACCATATACTGAAGAAAATCTTTGTGCTTCTCTCATTAAAGCATCAAATGATCTGCCTTCTAAATCAGCATCTTCCATAAATTCTTCTACTGATAAATCTTCTTCTAATGAACCCATTTGTCTTACTGGTTCAACTCTAAATAAAAATGATGAATATATATCTATGATGTTACGACAGTGATTGTCTAATGGAGTAAATTGTATTCGTTTATAATATTCGTTTTCAAACTCTAACATGTAAGGTTGTAAGAACTTTCCGTCTGCATATTCTTTGCCACCAAGATATGATCTAATAAAATATTCCCATCTTGGAATCATTCCTTTGTAATGCTGATGTTGTGATTCTATATCTGATCTTGTGTATGCCATTATGAAAATCTTTTAGGTTGTGATTTAGGTAAGTTAGATGTGATCGGAAACAAATATTCTATTGCGTATCCTAATGCGTCAGTCATGTGGTCGTATCCGTTACCTTTTTCTGGTTGCGTTGTGTTTTCCTTATACACTTGTTTCATTAACGAGTTTATAAGTGTTTTGCAAGAAGGATTAATAAAAACACTTCTTTTACCTTCAAATGACTTTAGTTTACTATTAACAGAATTAATTCTATCTCTTACTAAAGCATGAGTAGATTTACACTTAACATTTAAACCAGCATTTTGCAATATAGTTAAATCAGTTCTTCCACCAGCACTAGTTCTTCTTTGTCTTGATGCAGGGTCAGGATAAACAATCATCTTTTGTTTAGGATATCTACTAAATAACTCATCAATAAATTCATCAGTATTAGAACTATAAATAACTATCTCATCAAATATTGAAATGACATTATTTTTAACATGAAATAAACATGCTGACATTGGCGAAATATTAAAGTCTAGTCCAATATGTATTACTGCTTGATCATCATATAAACATTCCTTAACATTTTCTTGCCTATCAAAGTTATAATAAACAACTCCTGAGTATGTTTCAAATGAAGCTAAATATTCTTGTCTAAATGTACGTTCATCTAAATCATTCATGGCTTGTCTAATTTCTTCTTGATCTACTTGACCACCATCTAATGTTGTAAACTTAAATGACTTCCACTCTGGGTCAGAACCTAAACCTTTTTGGTAGATGTCATAAGACCAGTTACCATAACCTCTTGGTGTTCCTATAAATAATACGTTACCAGTTACATGCCTATCTGATATTGTTGGTCTAAGAACTTCAGTCCAAGCTTCAACTGGTATATCTGCATACTCATCAAGTAATAAGAAATCTAATCCAACTCCTCTTAAATTGTCTGGTGATTTATCTGCGCCTTTTAAACTAATCTGTGAGCCATTCCTAAGCACTAATGATAGTTCTGTTTCATTAGCATATTTAATCCATCTCTTTTCAGTAGTAAGCTTCTTGATTTGTTTCCACATAATCTCCTTACTCATTCTGTAAGTTGGTGCTACATAGAATATCTTTGAGTTAGGTTTACGACTTGCGAATCTAAGTAGTTCATACATGGCTAAGTGTGTCTTACCGAATCTTCTACCAGTAATTAAAACTCTGAATCTATTTGGACAAGTATAGACGTCTAGCTGTGGTTTACTAAAAGGCATTTAGTTACCAGACTTAAATGCGTTCTCTAAATTGTCCTCTAACTTTTTAATGATTAAATTTAATCTTTGTATTTCTTCCTTATCAAGATCAGATTGTTTCATAGCTTCATAAAGTCTTACTTGAAGATCGTGGCTACCACGCATTTTTCTATCTAGCATTTTTGGTTTAGTCCTTTGACACATTTGTTTCACTTCTTTTTATTTTGGTATGTTCTTAAATACCTTCTGCCCAAAGCAACTGCTTCGGATTTGCTTTTACCTTTATAACCCCAAGCTTCTAAGGATAGTTTTAATCTAGTTTTGTTTCCTTTAGAATCAAATAATCTACCCTGAGAACTTCCCATTCTAACTAAGAATGAACCTTTGCGTCTATACTCAGTTAAATTATTTGGTCTTGTTTTCACTGGTGGTCTTAAATGACTTCCAGTTGCCATGTTATATCTTGATCTTCCAGATGATGATAAACCACCTTTTGGATTTCTATCTGAATTTAATAGACTAAACTTTTTCATTTTTCTTTGTATTTAATGTTATAGGTGCTTGTGGTTTTCTAATAGTCAGGTTATGTTTTTTCATAAGCAATAATACAGTACAGTTATTACAAGCTTTAATATGTTGCTCTAGCTTGTTATTAATTTCTTTATTACAAAATACACATTTACTTGCCATCAGTAACTTCCTTCATCTCAATAACTTCTTTTGGTTCTTCGTGTTCTATAATGTCGTAGATTGGCAAAGGAACATTGTCGTCTGTGTTTTGTATCTTATCTGTTTGTCCAAGATAAACTTTGCCTAACCACATAGCCATAATACTACTGTTTAGCTTAGTAGCAATATCAAATTGTGTTTTTCTAATCTTTTGTTTGGCAACATTAACCCCCCTATCGTATGCTTCTAATGCTTCTGGGTGTTTATATAGTGTTGCTCTATGACAACCAACTATATTTGCTACTTCTTCCTTCGTACACATATAACTAGCTAAATCATGAATTTGTTGTAAAACCTTAGGAGTAAACTCAAATCTTTGTTTACTTATTTTATTAGAATCTATTAGTTGTGTGTCCTTATCCATATTAACCGATTATGTTCGTTAATTGGACTATTAATCTTTTTTTAATGAATTGTAAAGAAACTCTAGTAGTTCAGGGTTTTGATGCAGGATATTACACAGACCAGAAGATAATACTGAACAAGCAATTTCTTCATCTTTTGCTCTTAAGTCCACATAATAAAAATCTAGCAGTGCATGGAATATCTCGTGGATTGTTGTGTCTATAGTTTCTGAATGGTCTAATGTTTTATCTACTAAGATAGTTTTTGTTTTATGATTGTATTCTCCGAATATTTTTTTCTTTTCTGCTATTTCTTTGTCTATAAGTTGTATAATGATTGTCTTGCTACCAAATTTTATCTTGCTTGGAAGTTTCATTTGCAAATTCTAATTAACAAATAAATTGTTGCAATTATTACTACTAACAATAGTAAGCAAATTAATGAATATATCATTTTGATTTAAGCTTCTTCGCTATGTATAGGTTTTTAACAAAACTGTTCTTTTTGCCAAACTTCTGACCTGCTGAACGTCTTGCTGTTTTATATGCTTTCGTTTTTTTATTAAATGGTTTTGGCTTTCCTAGACTTGCTGGTCTTGGTGTTAAGTATATAGGTTTTTTCATTTTTTCTTTTTAGGTGTTTTCTTTGCAACTCTATAAGTTCCCTTAACTCGTTTGTTAGTTATAAGAACTCCTAATGATGTTGATGTAGTTTCGTTTGCCATTATATTTTGTGTTTAATTTTATTAATCATTCGTATTAGTTCTATTCGGTATGTTTGGCTAGTGCTAAAATTATCAAGTGTTTCAGCTAATCTTACTGGGTCTTTTGTTCTTGCTCTAAGATTTCTAAAGTCAGAATAGTGATGATTTTTATTAAGTATATTAACGTAATCTTTAACTGATTGGCATTTAGTATGGTATGTTTTAATTCTCCAGTTTACTCCTTCGTGTTGTTTAAGTGGAAGTATTCCGTTTTTAGACCAAACTCTAACACCAAATAAAGCATTACCTTCTATAGCAAATCTACTTGTACCATGATTTGATTCTACAATGCTTTGTGCAATAATTAATGTTGGTGGTATTTGTTCTCTTTCGTGTAAGTCTAAATTTATAAAAGCAATACATTTTTTCATGCTGTCTATAAATTTGTCATTTGAACTCGTATCTACTTTTGGTTCAAATATACCAATCTTTTTTATTTCGTTGATTGTATTTTGCCTTATCTTTGTTTTTGTTTCGTCATTTGGAAAGTATGTCCCAGCTAGAAATACGCATAATAGAAATAAAGCTATTATTGTATAGTCGTAGAGCTTCTGCGACAGAAATGAAATGTTCATTATTTTTAAGGTTGAGATAACCTTCCAGCTTTACAGCTTATCGGATTAGATTATTCCTCGTCAGAATCTTCTTCTGAATCTTCAAAATCATCATCATCATCTGAGTTATCAAACTCATCTTCAGAATCATTTTCATATTCATCAAGAGATGATTCAATCTTATCACGAATCTTAGCATTAAGATCGTCAGCTTTATCTAAAAGCTTTAAGATTTGTTCTAGTGTTTTGTCCATAACTATATTCTCCGATTAGTTAATTCCGAATCACTAATGTTATTTTATAGATATGTAAATATATAATTTTTAAAGGGTGGGACAAAGCCCACCCAAACCTAGCTAGTATAATGTTATTATAGTGTTATTATTCTTTAATATCAAGAATTTAGTTTACGAAGAACCCATTTTTCATAATCTTGAGCATCAAGACGTTCTTTCATAATTTCAAATTCGTTTTTCTCTCTTGGTGTTTCAATGATCTTTGTTTGTAAGCTTTGCAATATTGGTATTTGTATTTTCTTAGGTTTAATAGTCATACTGCTAAGACTTAACATGTTTTTATCTATACTAGTAGTATTAGTATATATGGTTGTTGTTCTGTCTGTCAAAGTTTGATCCGCTTTAGATGGCAAATCTTGATATTTGCTATATTTTACAACACTATAAACACTTAAATTTTTGTGCAAAGTTTGATTCAGGTTTCTGGTATGAACCAAATTTTTAATAATACCTCTAACCTTACGTTCAGAAATATCAAATTTATTAGCTAAATCTTTATAAGCTATTGAAACTTCACCTCTTTTTAAAGTTAATTTCTTTTTTCTATAAATAACTTGTACTGGTTTATGCGAAGCCATAGCTACCAAATATAAAAACACAGCTACTTCTAACTGATTATTAAAATCACTAGAATTATATATTTTTCTGTGAAGTGCTATCCAACCATCACTCATTTTAAATCCTCTTTAACAAGATGAATAACTTTATTAGTAAAAGATTTTAAACCATTCTTTTGGCAATCCTTAACTGATGCGTAAATTGAAAACCAAGATTTCTTATAATGCTTTCCAATCTCAGCAAATGATTTTTGTGTAACTGATCTTATAACTGCTAGTAGAACTTTGTTTTGTGGTACTTTAAAAAAATCTATATCTTTATAAAGTTTATTATTGCAAAGAATCTTTTGGCACGATTCTGAAATAGTTTGTATTTCCATTAAAATATCCTTCTTCCTTTAGTGTGTTTACTTTTTTGCACTCACTTAGAGTACAAAGCTTAATGGATATTAATATAGGATTTATATTATACTTCAACCAAAATTTTATCTCATTCATTTTGTGTTGTTCTAAATGATGATCACAACATAATGGAACACAATAAGCATCATTCTTTAATGCCATTCCTACGTTACCTTTTGGGAGATGTCTTATGTGTGCTACTTGGACTTCAGGATTTTTACAGATTAAACATGGAAAATTTGACGCAATCCAACGTCTATGCTTTTCAGACTTTACCAACTTCTCCTTCCAAATTGGCACTATTTTTTCTTAGCTTTTTTTCTTGCTTTAGCTGCTACAGATAATGCAATAGCAACAGATTGTGCTGCTGAATGTCCACGAGTAAATTCTCTATGAATATTTTTAGCTATTGATTTCTTTGAATAACCTTTAATTATTGGCATGTTTTATCCTATATATTATTAACGTGGGTAAGGGAAGGCACTTACCCACAATCCTTATTATCAAGATTAGAACAAAATGGCAACGAAATAAGTCATTGATTATATTTACAAATTTCTTTTAAAAAACTACATTTAAAGTTGATATTAGAAAACAAATCATTATATTTATTTTATATGAAATTAAAAAAGTTTATTAATGGTTTCACAGTAGATTTTTCTACAAAGCATAGAATTAAATTTTATGCTGAATGGAATGGCTATCCAGTAGTTCATTTATCTATTTGGGATAAAAACGTTAGAAGCTTAAAACCTTATGATAAATACTATTTTATAAATCATTTTAATAACATTAATCAAACTTTAGAATTTTTAAAACAGAAATCTAAAATAAACTTTAAAGAAGAAGTTGTTCTAAAACTTTTAAAACTTGAAAAAGAAATTCTTGATAATAACTCAGGGGTAGTTAATGTGTCTAAAGATGCGTTAATTAATACAAACTAAACATAAATGGAAAATATGAAAGAAAAAATAAAAATCATAAAAGACAACATATCTTTTTCTGAAGTTCCTAAAAAGTTTCAGGATAATATGATTTATGATTTAGCTAAGTCAATGGTTCACAGTTTTGACGAGGGTGTTTATACAATTAAGACAGCATCAAAAGATGCCAAGTCTCATCTTAAAGATACTGTTTACAAATATGTTTATTATCAAAGCTCAATTTATGGAGATTGTGTTTGTGAAATTGGACAAGAAGGTTGGAGATGAAAAAACAATTAGCAAAATTATTAAAAGCTTATCACAAAAAGTATGATGCCTTTGGAAACAGAAGAAAAAAATAATGGCTAAAAAAGATATTGGAGTAATTTGTAGCATGAGTTATTACGAAATGAAACTTATGGTGTGTTTATTGTCAGATCGTTTAGAAGATAACGAGGCGATGGGTATTAATACAAAAAAAAGTATTACTAACCTTATTTATAGACTAAACGATATGCTAACAAAGCAAAACTATGTTTGAACTAATTAAAGATATAGGAGTTGAAAATATGGTTGCTGCTGTTGTTTTAATACTAATAATAACTTGGTGTAAAATATGAATAAAAAAGAAATTTACGAGATGTTTGGTTTTGTGTTCTTTGCAGTTGCAGTATCGTCAAGCATAATATTATTATATTGGTTTATTAATTAGATGAAAAAATCTGTTGATGTAGATATACTGAATGGTTGTCTTGAAATGTTGCAAAAATACATGATTGTTCAAGAATTTTCAGGAACTAAAATTTCTGGTTATGAAAGAGCAATTTACAATGCTATGAAAAAAGCTATAAACAAAGATGGTAAACATGAACTCTTTGAATAAAGAAAAACTTAGTAAAGCTTTAGGCGATTCCATAATGAAAGTTAAAATGGAAGAAGCTTTAAAGAAGTATCAAGAACGATTAGAAAAACAAAAACTGGAGAAGGCAAATGAAAAAGAAACACAAAAGCGATAAATATTACGCATCAGTAATATTGAAGGATTTAATTGACAACTCAAGATGGCTTACACTAGTAGAATATATTTTATTAGCTTGGAAGAACTCTCCTAGTCAATTAAGAAAAAGAGAAGTGCTTAATGCTATAACCATTGAATACTTAAATAACATGAACAAAAACAACAAAGGGAAAAAAAATGAAAATATTATTAAGTTTAATACTATTAAGCTTAACTAATTGTGCTTATAAGCCAATAGTAGATACAAAAGGCAGAACTGGAACTTGGAACGAAAGTAGAGCTGCTGAACTAACTGACGATATTCAACACTGCACAAAGTTAGCAGAAGATAATACCAACAAAGCTGTTGAAGCAGGAAAAGGGTTTTATAATTTCTTTATAAGACCACAAACTTTATGGTTAAGTCCAGAAGCAAAATACGATAGAGAAACTTATATTCGTAATTGTCTAAAAGGACGCAACCACAACGTGATTAACTAGGGAGAAGATATGGTAACTGTAAAACAAGAAATAGAAAGATTGTTTTTAGAATCTAAAAAGCAACCACATATTGTTGAAACTTATTTTGAATATTATTATACTCTTTTAGATCATAGCGATTTGACTTTAGATGAGTTTTATAAGTTATATCCTCAGTATGATGTTGAAAAAACAGATTCATTATACTGGAAACAATTTATGCAACAATGGAAGGAAACATGGAACGAAAGCAAGATATAGTTAATACACTCGCAAGTAACATTAAGTTCTTGCGAATTAACACTAAGGTAGAGCAACCAACTGGCAAAATTAAATACATGACACAAAAAGACTTTGCTCAATTTCTTGGTAGCATAACACAACAAGTATCTAAATTTGAACTCGCAAAGAATGAAATGTCAGCTAGTCAGATATTTAAAATATCTAAAATATTTGATGTATCTGTTGATAAATTATTTGATGTTGAATTAATCAAATCAGAATATAACAAAGTAATTAAAAATGACATTTATATTTAACTTAGTATTTATAATTATATTGTTTTTAATATTGCTAGTTATATTAAATAAGATTAACTAAAACAAAAAGGGAAGGCACATGGAAGAAATAAAACTATACGAAGGAAAAGAAACATTATTCTTTGACCCAATACCACATGAATATTTTTGGAATGACGAGAAACTTCCATCAGCAACAACAATAACTAAACTATTAACTCCAGCAGCAGCTATTGGTAATTGGACAGCTAAAATGTGTGCTGAAGAATTTAAAAAGCTTATCAAAGCTGGTGTCAGTTATGATGAGATTGAACTGATTAAGTATTACGATCAAATTAAAAAATCAGCTAATGCTAATATGTCTAGTGCTGGATTGGTTGGTGGAGAAGTTCATAATCTTATTGAAACATATATTCATACTGGACAAGTAGTTGAAGTTCATAATGAAGAAATGAAAAAGTCTTTTAATAAGTTTAAAGAATGGTGGGACAAGCAATCTGGTTTAGAACTTGTATTTACTGAACGCAAAGTTCTTAGTCGTATTAATAAGTTTACTGGTACACTAGATGCTTTGTTTAAAAATAAAGATGGTCAATATATTATCTATGACTGGAAAACTTCTTCAGGAATAAGAGATAGTTATTATGTTCAGATTTATCTTTATGCTTTAGCTATTGAAGAAGAACTACAAATAAAAATTCCTAAAGGTGTTATTGTTAATTGTACTAAAGAAGGAAAACTAAGAATTGCTGAGTTTGATATAGACTCGGACAATCACGATACTGCGTTATCGTGCTTGAAACTATATCGTTACTTAAACAAAAAGGAGAAGAAATGAACGTACAAGGAATAGTCAAATATGTATTTGACAATAGACTTGGAAAAGATGGAAGTGCAAATAAGTTTCCTAATTTCAAGTTTAAGGTAGGAGAGCAGGAGATAGTTCTATGGAGTGCTATACCGCACCCAGCTATTGCTAAAGGCAAGAACATATCTGTAACAGTTCAAGCATCTAAAAAGAATGGGTCTTTATTTGTTCTTACTAAAGAAGATAAAAGTCCAATGGTGCAGGAACTACCAAATGATTCTAAACCAGATACTACTTTTAATGTAGATGATTTTGAATCTGAAAACTTCAATACAGCAGTAACTACTATTGAAAAACAAATGGCTAGTTCTACAGTATCTACTAAAGCTTTTAATAAAGACGAGTATATGTTTACTATGGCTTTGCTTAAAAGTGGTATAGAATCTGGTAAAATTGGAGTAACAAAAGAAGAAATTGATCTTAAAATAAAAGACTACAAATTTTTATTTCAGATGAATTTTAATAACTAATTTCTTATGGCGAAGGTTTTTTTTCATTCGTTGAAAATACATACTCCCTTATGTTTTCCTTCGCCATATCCTTGCATATTGATTATAAAAAATATATAATGACTGTTATAAGACAAAAGCTTCTAGATTTAACTGTGAGTGTATTTGAACGATTTACAAATGCACAAGAAGCTTTAACTGAAAAAGAAGGCACTCTAGTTGATGTTAAAATTGTTGCTACAAAATTAGTTTCAACTAAAGTTAAACTAGAAAATGATGGTACAACAACAAGTAGTACAAAAGCTACGAGACCGAGAGAAGAAGTTGCTTGATCTTGAATTAGTTTATAAGAATAAACTTGATAAGACTAAAAGACTTAGAGAGTTTGTTAATTCTAAAATAGCTTTTAATTTTGAAAAATTACTAGGGTAACTTAGTAATACAACTATAGGAAGGTAATTGAAGGTATGCACGATCTTGCTCTAAAAAACCCAGACCAAATAAAACAAGAATTAGATTCTATTTCAGAACAAATGTCAGAAGCACTTTATACGTTTAGACGTTGTGAAGAATTTAAGAAAATTACATTCAGTCAAATAACATTAACTAAAAAATTAGAAAAGAATTGCTCAGTATCAGAAGCTGAGAAATGGGCTTATAGTGATGATAAATATGCAACAATAATAGAAGGTTTATTGGTTGCAGAAAAGAACTATTCTATCTTAAAAGGAAAGTATGCTAACTTACAAAGCTGGGTTGATCTTTATAGATCATGGTTAGTAACTCAAAGAGACTTAGCTAGATGAAAACAATTCAACCAAAAGGAACATTAAATGAACTGGGATATAAGGAACGAGTTGAGAACTACATTGACTTTGCAGAACAAAGGTTTGAAGAATATTGTAAAAGTAAATCTTTTCATTTTAAAAAGCTTTTGTTTAATGATAATTCTGATTTTGGTGCTTCCCCTATTCCTTATTATCATAAACTTGGCATACTTAGTGCTTTACCTGATTACTTTGTTTATTCCAAAGAAACAGATCAACGTAAAAGCCAGTTCTTCGTGGAAGTCAAAGCTTCCAACAAACTTAAACTAAAAGATTTAAAGAAATATATTACATTCTCACAAATGTTTTGCGATAATAGATTTACGCAATATACAATATGCTTTGCTTTTAAAGATGGTCTAAAGTTTAAATCAGTAGATCAAATATTAAAATTGCTACCACAAGCAAAGATTCAAACTTGGAATGATGGTATAGAATATTATCTATTACCGATTTAGTGAATAGTATTTGAAATATCTTCATAGTAATCATACCAATCACAATCCTCAATATCAAATTCAACACCAGTAATTCTTAATTTTTTAACTTGTTTTAATGAAGCTAAAAATGAACATGAGTTTGTAAAATTATCAGTATCAAAAAATCTAATATGACAAATATCTTCTTTAACATTATCAGGGTTTACTTTAACAAAACTAATTGCGTAGGTAACTAAATAAAAGTTCATTGTTATTCATCTTTATTAGATGGTCTATTTGCTAAAGTTCTAGCAACTGCTTCTGCTGATCTTCCAGCAACATAACCACCAAGACCAATTTGTAAAACAGTCCAAACGTCAGTAGGCAAAACTACTTG